GGAAGCAGTCGTCCCATCTTGCCTATGCCCGAAACGCCGCCTTCCGTAGTAGGTATCAGTGTCTGAGCCCAAGGAAGATCCTCTGACTCGAGATCCGCCACTCTTTCTGGATGTACGCCGTAGATCCGTACCTGCATGCGACCGAGCATCTGAGGATCGTTCGGGTTGACAACGATACCGAACCACCACCTCATGTTGTCGCCGTAGAAGAAGTATGGTATCGTGGCCGAGTTTGTTATGCTCATTACGTGGCTCCTTCTGTATTGCTGAGTTTGACACAGTCGATGTAGCAAACGTGCTGCGCCTTGGGTCCGTCTCTCTGTATCACATGCCTGATCTTCTTGATGAGGTAGTTACCTGACCTCTTCCTGTCAGTGTGCTGCGAGTAGTCCTTACCCTTGACGATAGGCTCGTTGTCTATGAACTCGATCTCGATCACGTTACCGCAACCTGTGTTCGAGTACTCGTCACCGGGAAGCGGAAGAAAGTTACGTCCCGGCACCTTGATCTTGAGAGGTGTCTTGAACGTGAACTCTCGAAGAGCCTTCGCGATTGCCTTTGTGCTGTGATGTGCTGGTGTGACGTCCTCATAGTAACCGGGTATATCGTTATATAGGCCTGTCGTACCGATCTGCATTGTCCTCTTTGTGTCGTACTCGTGAAGGTGCTTTGTACCCATGACGAACTCCTCATCGTAAGTAGGTGACCTTCTCTTCTCGGTAAGAGTCGTGTTCTTGTTCATGTTATCGAACACCTTCTTGATATCAAAGTGAAAGGCGTTGTCTGCAAAGTTCTGTGTATCGAGAAATGAGTAGTGTGCACCGATGTTGCCTTGCCTGAGAAGAGGTATGATCTGTTCCTGTGGCGGAAGCATGAAGTCAATGATAAAGTATCCTTGTGACTGCACTGTGTACTCCGAAGCGTTTGCTGTCAGTGACTGGTTGAACTTGTAAGGCATACCCTCGTTGATCGCAGGTCTCTGCAGCATTGTCTCGAGGTCGAAGAATCTCAGGTCATCGTCTCTCCATACCGACCATAGATAGAACGGTGATCCTGTGCTTGATGTCGATCTGTTACACATCCACTTCATGGCAACATAAGGCCTCCAGTTCGGTATGATAACTCGCATGTTCTGCTGAAACGTTTGAGCCTCGGTGGTAATGAACTCTCGTGCCGGATCAACACTTGCATACACGTCATTCATGATTGACCTGATAATGCTTAACGGGTTGCCGTCATACTTCTTGTTAACGTTTATGAGCTCTGATATGTATGAGTTCCTGTCAATAAGAGAAAGTGTAAACACCTCGTTCTGATCGTTTGTACCGCGTGTCACTGCCTGTATGCCAGTGATGTTGAATATTCGTGTTATTGGAGGAAGATCTCTTTCAGGCTTCTGACACTCGACAAGCACGAACTCCTGTCCTTGAAAGTCAATCGTTTCAAGCAGGTTATCGTTATCGAGAATCACGAGATTGCCTTGCAGCACAAGGCTGTCAATGCTCTCTACTATGTCGAATTGAATCACGTTTCGAGTGATATCAAACTCGTAATCTCCAAATCTATTTGACTTAATCACAACCCGTTCGAACCTAACGTCAAACGGACTGGATGACCTCATATCTCCTGCCATTATCCACCTGTAAGCGCTTTGCGGAAAGCATTCATAACGCTGTTAATCGCAGAAGGCTTCACTATTTTAATCTGTCTCAAGCTGTCATTTTCTTCTTTGTAGTACTCACTAAAAAGTACTGGTGTAAGTGTACCGGGTGGATCAAGTGCAGGATCAACATCAACCTGATTCAAGTCGCCGTCCACATAATGCCTCACTGCAAGATACTCAAACGCTGATCCTGAAAGAGTTATTGTTTGCAGTGCTCCTGTTGTAGGGTGATTTGAAATCACAAGCTCATTACCTAAGAATGTAGAATCATTAGTTGGTTTTACAATAAGTTGTCCAAGCTCAAGCCTTCTTCTTTTCACGATGCCTGTAGCACCAGAAGACTGACCTGTAACTAACTGACCGGGTAAGAATAGACCAGTAAGAGATGCTTTTGTTGTAAGCGTTCTGTTTGGGTAGTCAGTCTTAACTTTCTTATCAAGTGATCGCTGTGTAAGTGGCCAACCTCTTTCTCTTATGTTATCGTTAAGAAGAAAAAATGTGAAGTAAGGATTGACCTCACCATACACCTTATATGCAACCTGATCAGGTCTCTCTCCGTCAAATATGAAGTAGTCGGAATAGAATGTTATCTGATCTTTAATTTGATCAATCACGTCAACATAGTTTCCTATGTTTTGAAAGAAAGCCGGTTGTGCTTCGTTGCCAAATCTGTACGGAATTATCTCAAACTTATCAAAATATGTCGACATATTAGTAACCCTTTAATACGAGACCCTTGTCGAGAGTCTTCTGTTCTTGGAATGACAAAGTTATCTGAGCATTTTGGAAAGGCATTGATGCGGGGCTGTTTTCCATGAGACCCGGGCCGCTTGTTCCGTATGTTGCAGAAACGTTTGTCAAGTAGCAAGGTAAGAACTTTGTAAGTATTTCTTCTGAATCGTAAACAAGAGATGAACCGTCAGGCCCAGCAGGATTAGCACCTTTCTTACGATGTAGTGATATTTGAAACGTATTAGGAAATCTGTATCCAAGTGGTATGTTTGACTTGCTTTCAGAAATAGTTTCTGGATAGAGCTCTGTTCTAAACAGCCTGATAATTGCTGCTGCTTTTATTGCCTCATGTCTTGATGTAGGCTGCATATTAAAGCTAAATGTAAATGATCTTAAGTTTACACTTTTGAAGAGTGCTCGTGTATTGGGATTAGTTGTAATCCTAAGTGCACTTTTGACACCTCCTACAATCTCATCACCTGCACCGGGTATGAATTCAAGAGCTTTGAGTGCTGCTAATTTTCCTATGTCTGGATTTCCAGCATTTCCGTTAATCATATCTTTAATGTCATCTGCAATAGCACCTAAACCTGCGCCAGCGGCTGACTTGATAGATCCGGTGTTTTGTATACCCGCTTCTGCAGCACCTCCCATACGACCAAGATCTACGTTTTCAACATTGACACCATCACTTACAGATATACCTACCGGTAGATATAAGTCAATGACATCTCCTGGGATTGTCTTTTCGTTTTTAAGTGTTTCACTTACAACACTTCCTACATCTCCAAATGCTGTTTGAATCTTTTGTTTGAGCGCGTTATCTTTAAATGCTTGTGTATTTGCACCTGCTTGTGCTGGATCGGCGCCAGGGTTGAACTGCGGACGAGGGTCAGCATCAGGAGCATCTACTTTTCTTTGTGCTCTGTCAATGCTTTTTAAACTTTTTGATAGTTCAAATGCTTTTTGCGGATCTGCACCTCCGGGTTCGATGACAAGTACCTGAAACCTAATGAATGCATCTATCATATCCTGATTATCACCAGGGAATGTCATAAATTGTGGTGCAAAGATAGCTCTGTCAGACGCTCCACCACCTGAACCGAAACCAGTTTCCATCCAGTCTTCAGCAAGACCAGTAAGACCTCCCGTAACAGCTCCACCTATATCATTAAGGGCGTTTCTAGCCTGTCCTACTGCTGCATTTGTGTTTATTCTACTCAATAACTCTGATATTGCCATGTAGGGATCCTTAATAAATAATGTTGAATATTAATATCAGTATTTATAAGGATTGTGATGACTTATTCTGGTACATATAAGATAAAACACAAGAGTAAGTACAAAGGTGACGTATCAAACGTGGTGTATAGATCCATGTGGGAGAAGTACGTGTTTATGTGGCTTGATTCAAATCCTGATGTTAAATACTGGTCATCCGAAGAAACCGTGATACCATACTACTATGAGTATGATAAAAGATATCATAAATATTTTGTCGATATCAAGGTTACTTATAAGGATGGGAACACAAGCATCATAGAAATAAAGCCCGAATATCAGACAAAACCTCCTACAGGCCGTCGTAAAACTAAGAAGTATATACGTGAAGGATTAGAATATGTAAAGAATATGAATAAGTGGCAAGCAGCAAGTGAATATGCAAAGGATAGAAATTGGAAGTTTGAGATATGGACTGAAAGGCAATTGACTGCAAAGGGCATACTTAAAAAACGTATCAAACCATTAAAAAAGTTATGACCAAATATTTCATAGACTTAATAGCTGCACAAATAAAAGTAGCACTAAAACGAGAGTATGAGCGTGGGTGGGATGATTGCATGAACTATCATTGGAAGAAAACAGATGAAGAATATAATGAAGAAAAGGACCCATATTCTGGTTGAAAATAGGTATAAATAGTGGTATGAGTAACTTATTTCAGAAACTAGAATTAGAAGCTTTTCGAAAAGGCATTACACCTCGTACAGAGGAGTCCATGGCTTGGTTCAGGAGAAGAGCATACAGAATTAGAAGAGTTAACCGTAATGAGATAATGAAAGATGAACCGATTGATCTCAAGTCTGGTATTGCAGGTGGTGGCATGTTTATGTATTTTTATGATCCTAAGACAAAAGACAAGCTTCCATACTATGATCAGTTTCCTCTTTCAATCATTGTTGACAAAGCACCCGGAGGATTCTACGGACTGAATTTACATTATCTAAATCCAATACTTCGAGCAAAGCTTTTAGATGCTCTACTCGAAACTATCAATAATAAAAAATATGATGAAACAACTAAGTTTAGATTGAATTATAAATTACTAAAGAATGCTTCAAAGTTCAAGCATTTTCAACCGTGCTTTAAACACTATCTTCTAGATCATGTACGTTCTAAGTTTGGACATGTACCAGCACCCGAATGGGAGATTGCTACATTCTTACCGATGGCATCATGGAAGAAAGCAAGTCCTCAAGAAGTGTATAGAGATTCAAAAAGGATGATAAGATGACGTTTTCTGTAGACCAGTTTAGAAGCCAAATTAGACAAGGTATAGCACAAACGAGTTTGTGGAGAGTATTACTACCTAGCTTAAAATCTGGTCCTTTTGGAGGAAGCCCTTCATCATACGCGCTTAATGTAATATGTAAGGCTGCTAACATGCCGGGAAGACAAATGCTGACACAAGACAGACAGTATGGCATGCATAGAGAAAAAGTTACGTATGGATTTGCACAAGAAGATATAAACCTAACATTCTATGTACTACAAGATTATGGAATAAAACAGTACTTCGATGAATGGATGGGCAAACAGATAAATTTTAGAGGTGACGGTGCTAATGAACCTGCGCCTACTGTAAATTATAAAAAGGAATATGTTAAAGACATTAAGATACAACAGCTCAAGAAAGATGTCATATTTGATTTGAGCTTCAACTTTCAAGGTCCATTGGGGCTTGAATTGGTCGGTGATATCGTAACACCTGACCAGATAGCATACACATGTTTGTTGGAGGATGCATTCCCCACTACCATGAATGCTATCGAATTTAGTAATGAAGGTGGACTTGCTGAATTGAACGTCCAGATTTCTTATACAACATGGCAAGGCGTCCAAGGGTTCTCCTTGTCTTCACTAACAGGTGGTTTAATACCATCTATTCCAGCTTT